AAGCATCGCAGATCGGATTCTTCTTCGGCTCCTGGGCGGACAGTGAAGCTCTTACGGAGAATGGCCTGGTCTGGGCCAGATTTACAGATGGGCTCGTGCAGCTTGCCGAAAATGATGTTGTTTCCGCAGACTGCAAGAATGCGGAAATCTATGTCAACAATGTGCTTCGTCAGGATCTGGGCGCGATAGGAAATGACTGGGAAGAGTTTATGCTTGTACCGGGGCTCAACAATATTGTCGCTGTTGTCGGTAAAAAGGCAAAACGAGTGTCTCCTTCCTTCCGGATCCGATACAGGGAGGTTTATATATGATCGCATATTTTGCGGATCGGAGGATGAAGATCCTCGGGCTGGCCAGTACATCCCTTCCTGCGAAATACTCATTTTCTGATGATAAAAAGACCGTAGATGTCGACACAGGAGTCGCGATTTTTGAAGGATCTATTGTTTACCAGGCAGAGGATAGGACTGCAGCTGAAGCAATGACAATGCCTGGAAATTCCATCCTTAGAAGAAATGGGGATGAGTATGAATGCTACATCATTATTGATGCCGAGGTCAACGAGGAACAGCAGGAGATTTATTTCTATGCAGAGGATGCCGGCTTGGATCTGTTGAACGAAGAAGTTTCCGAATTCAGCGCGGACAAGGCGTATTCAGCCGCCTGGTATGTGAAGAAATTTGCTGCAGGAAGCGGTTTTGAAGTCGGGACCAATGAAGTATCCAAGCTCACAAGAAAGCTGTCCTGGGAAGGCACCTCGACAGCGACAGAGAGACTTCGGTCTGTAGCTACTCAGTTCAATGCAGAGCTGACATATTCCTTCCGAATTGATGGATTTGAGATCAAGCACCGATACATCAACATCCTCAGAACAACAGGGAAAGACCGCGGAACAGAGCTCCGGATCGGACGAGATATCTCAAATATAACCATCAAAAAATCCATTGAAAATCTCGTCACAGCGCTCCGGGCAACGGGAGGAAAGCCGGAAAAGTCAGATAAGCCGATCACCCTCAAGGGTTATTCCTATGATGACGGGGATTTTTACGTTTCGAATGGTCTGGTCTGTTCTCGTAAAATACTGAAAACATGGAAACGGTACGTTGGCGGGTCCGGTGCAGGCAGTCTGGGGCATGTCGTGAAAAACTATTCCTATGACACCCTGAGCCAGGCAACCCTATGTTCCAAGACCATCAGCAAACTGAAACAAGTGGGCAAGATGGAGGTCAACTATGATGTGGAGCTTGTCGGGATCCGGAACGTCCGGCTGGGTGATCGGATCCGGATTGTGGACTATGATGGCAAGCTGTATCTGAGTGCCAGGGCCCTCAAGATTGTCACCAGTGTGGTAAATGATTCCATGGAGCTGACCCTGGGAGATTATATTATCAAATCACCCGGTATCAGCGAGAAGATTCTGGAGCTTGCCGAACAGGTGCGAAGTGCCCGGAAGAATTTTACATGGATCGTTTATGCAAAGGATGCATCCGGCACAGAAATCAGCACAGATCCGACAGGCATGGAATATGTGGGGATCACATCAAATCAGTCCGAGGCAGATCCGGATCTTTCGGATCCATCCGTCTATACCTGGTCAAAAATACAGGGAAATGACGGGAAGGATGCTGTGCTGCTCCGGATCGATTCCAGCCGGGGAACTGTATTTAAGAACAATGCGGTTTCCACGGTCCTGTCCGTTGTCATTTTCAAGGGCGGCCAGCGGATGACCACGATCGATTCTGTGCGTGCTGTTTTTGGAAACAACGCTTATATTCAGTGGAGCTGGCAGCGGATGGACGAATCCACCTTTGGCATTATAAGTGCAGACGACTCCAGAATCATTGACGGAGGCATGAGCTTTGTTCTGTCTCCGGAAGATGTGGATACAAAAGTAACCTTTCAATGCGATTTAATAACAGATTAGGAGAATTACAATGGCTATCAAAAGCTCGGATCAGATCTCGATTGTTGACGTAACAGACGCGTATAATGTCATCCTGACATCTGAGGCATATACCTTTCCCGGATCGACCAGCGCCGCAAAAGCCGGAAGTTGCACGACACAGGTGCTCGCTTATCAGGGAGCGAATCAGGTTGCCTGCAGTGTAGTCAATTCAGAGATCACTAAACCGACAGGCATCACCACCTCTGTTAATACGGACGTTACAGCGCCGACCATTACTATAACGGCCTCTACTTCTTTCGCCAATGCCGGGGAAGTAATAATTCCAGTTCATATCAGTTCAGAAGGAATTGTAATTCAGAAGAAGATGTCTCTGGCGATAGCATTCACTGGCCAGCCCGGATCAAACGGAAGCAGCGCCCAGTGGTATTCTGGAACAGGGATTACCGGGACATCCACAACCGCAACGGCATTTTCCAATTCAGGTGTAGCTTCTGCCAATGTCGGTGATATGTACATCAATACTTCGACCCAGAACATCTACAGATGTACAGTAGCAGGTGCTCCTTCTGCAGCTAAATGGGTGTATGTCAGCAACATCAAAGGCGCAACAGGAGGCACAGGCCCTGCCGGCAGCAGTGCTCAGTGGTATTCAGGAACGGGAATCACCGGAACATCTACGACGGCGACTATTTACTCCGGATCAGGCGTAGCTTCTGCCAATGTTGGTGATATGTATATCAACACTTCTACGCAGAATATTTATCGCTGTACGGTCGCCGGCGCAGCATCTGCAGCGAAATGGATCTACGTGAGCAACATCAAAGGCGCAACGGGTGGCACTGGCCCCGCTGGGGCAGATGCAATAACGATGAGTGTGATCTCATCTAATGGAACCATCTTTAAGAATACGGCTATCGCCACAACTTTGACTGCCCACGTCTATGTCGCAGGTGCAGAGGTTACGGGAACAGCACTGAGCAATCTTGGTACAATCAAATGGTATAAGGATGGAGGATCTACTGCTGTAGCGACAGGCCAGACTTTGACAATCGACTCTGGCGATGTGACGGGTAAGGCAACTTATGTGGCGCAGCTGGAAGGTTGATCAAGGGAAGAGAGGTGAAGATGTATGGCAGTTTTAGCCAGGGCACAGATCACACTGTCTGCCGTTGTGGATATCCAGGCTGTTTATAAGTACTACAAGCTGCAGAGCTCGACGTCAACGAAACCCTCCAAGCCTACATCCATAAGCACCCTGCCTCCCAGCGGATGGACCGCCACAGAGCCGACCTACACTTCCGGAAGCACCAATACTCTGTACACCGTGGAGCTCACCGTCTTTACAGACGGATCCTTCTCGTACGCTGATGTCATGACCGACAGCTCATACGAGGCGGCGAAGGCTGCATATAACAAGGCTGTAGCTGCCGCCAATTCGGCCAGTGCGGCGCAGGATGACATTGACGCCCAGAAGGAATGGTTCTGGCATGACAATGCAGGGGCACATGTGCTGGGAGATACAAGTGGGTACAGAAATGATCTGAACAGTACGGGTATGCACATCGTAGACATTTCCAATGGCGTGGATGTCGCAAGGTTCGGCGCTTCTGGGGCACAGATCGGAAAAGATGATGAAAGCCATGTGCTTCTTGATTCTGAAAGCATGTCAATCGTATACGAGGATAAAGAGATTGCACATTTTGGATATGGGGACACAGCAGGCGAAGAAGGCAGGTCAGATGCTCCATATTTTACACTTGGAAAAAGAATACAGGATATTGGGGGCTATTCAACAGCAGAAGGATATGGTGTGGAGGCATCTGGGTATAATGCCCATGCAGAAGGATTTCAGTCAAAAGCCAGCGGAGGGAACTCGCATTCAGAAGGGTCAGGAACAACGGCAAGTGGCCAGCAATCGCACGCTGAAGGATATAACACAGTAGCGAGTGGCATTGATTCACATGCGCAAAACAGCGGGACAGTTGCGGCGTCATCGGCTCAGACAGCAATGGGACGGAACAACGTCATAGACAGCGCGCAAAAGTATGCCGTGATAGTGGGTAACGGTGGGTCAGACGCGTCGCGGAGCAACGCCGCGACGCTTGACTGGTACGGTAACCTTAATCTGGCAGGGCAGGTACAGCAGGTGCCAGTTAAGATCAATGTAACTACCCCGAGTCTTGCACAGTTTACTGTGGGAACGATCATGGTTGCAAAATGTGGAAATATTTGTACGTTTACACTTGAGATCACTCCATCGCAGACGCTGTCAGATTGGGTGGAAGTCGTTGCTGAAATGCCAAAGCCATTTGGAGGGGTATCTATTATCGGCACAGCGCTCAACTGGGCTGCGAGTTTCAATCGGGTGCTAAGGGTATCGGTTACGCCATCCGGGTCGCTTCAAGTGAGATATGGTGCGGCGGTAGTATACCGTATCACAATGACTTATATCTGCGTCTGACAAAAGGAGAGATAATATGGCCTATACAAAGACAAACTGGGTGTCTGGAGAGACACCGCTTTCTGCTTCCAACATGAATCATATTGAGGACGGTATTGACGACCTGAACACTACCATGGACAAATTCCTGCACGTCGAGCAGTATAGCCAGGTTACCACCGTAAACTATCCAATTGCACCGGGTGACAATACATATTACATCCCGTTTGGTAACATCCCGAAAGGATATACTGCGGTAGGTGTAGTAGGTATAAATACAAGCGGTACGGGATCCAGCAAAGTAAGGCTAAGAGGGTTCTGCCTGTCCGATAAAAGGGTTGTAGTCAAACTGCGAAGCGAGGAGGAAAACTATGACCTTGTTGGCATGACTATTGCCGCTGATGTGCTGTTTGTGAAGGATGGCAGCATATAATATTGTTACTCATGATTGGCGTTTGGTGAGTTGAGCATTGGTGCTCAGAGTAAAGGCAGCACTCTTGGGCGCTTGGAATATAGTATCTGTAGGCGGAGCTCTCCGGAGCTCCTTTTTTCATGGGAGGCAGTCCAATGGTGTTACAGATTATTGGCATCGCGGTAACTATTTTCGCTTCATCCGGCTTTTGGCAGTGGGTGATCTACAAATCGCAGCAGAGGGACAAAAAGAAAAGTGCAGAGAGCCGGTTGCTCATGGGCCTGGCTTATGGCAAGATCTGTGATCTTTGCGCGTACCATATCAGGAACGGCTTTATCGGCCGTACGGAATATGGAGAATTGAAGAAGTATTTAGTGTTTGGTCAACAACTCAATAAACGTTGATTTTATGGGAAAAACTCGCCCTATCTGTTACTCTAA